CTTGAAGGCAGTAGGGATCCTTTTATTGTCAATTTCTAGTTTTTTCATATGGGTTCTGCCTAAATGCTCTGCCCTTCGCTTTCGTTCGGCCTCTGTTTCATCGAACGTTTGCTTATCAATCAGTTGCGGATAGAAATCATCGCCCAGATAATATCGGTTCTGCAGTAACATCTTGACTGAAGAATGGTCCATTTTCAGCCCATTGTTTGCAGCAGCCTTCTGATAGGACAGCCCTTTCAAATAGTCTTGATAAATCCCTCTTACCTGAGCAGTTTGTGATTCATCAATTTCAGCTTTGCCGTCGTTGATCTTGTATCCATAAAAAAGATATCTTTGCTTCATTTCAATATCCTCTCTTTCAGACTAAGCCCACACTTCAGATGGAATGTCACCTCGTCCGGTGAATGGACAGTAATGTGATCCAAGTAGTTGTTCACCAGTTCTCCGTCAAATTCCTGGAACATCTCAGCCTTTGCTGTGAACTTGATGAGCTTCTCTGTTTCCTCTATCTCATCCACATGCTTTGCGGATGATTGGATGATCGATTCCTTTTCTGCTGCCAGTGAATTTGCTTCAGCATTCAGTTCATTGCTCTCTTGGATGAAAAGAGATGGTTCAAGAAGATTCTGTGCCATGATCTTAGTCAGTGTTTTCTTCTTCTCGGTGTTCTTGTCTATTGCCGCATCGATGGCTTTCATTCTCTGTGGAATGGCTGTCGCATTATGCTCCTTGAGATCATCATGGAAAGTCTGAAGGACATCCTTCCTTGCAAATATCAGCTTATTCAGCATCAGCATGAAGGTACGTTCCAGGTCAGCTTCTTTGATTCCCTTCATTGAGCATTTCTTCGTATCATGGAAATGCACACGGCATACCCACGATGGATATTTCAATGCACCAGTAATATTTGATTTCCTCTTGAACTTTTCGCCGCATTCACCGCAGATGATCTTTCCACTGAATGGATATCGGTTCGTATATTTCTTGTCACCTTTCGTGATCTTCTTTTCATTTGCATGCTGACGTACCATCTGGTTTGCCCTGTCAAAGTCCTCGTGGCTTATAATGGCTGGATGATGATTTTCAATAAGATACTGGTCACGGTCACCATTGTTCGGATGCCTCTTGAATCTGAAGTCGGTAAAGGTCTTCTGGAAAAGGCAATCTCCCGTATATTTCTCATTGATAATGATTCCACGCACAGTCGATGCATTCCAAGTGCCATTCTTCCTTGTCGGCACATGCATTGAATTGAGTGCTTTTGAAATACTATTCAGGCTCTGTCCTTTAAGAGTCTCTGAAAAGATATAACGGATCCATTGTGCTTCTGTCTCATTGATGGAAAATTCACCATCATTGGAGTCATAACCATATGGAGGATAGCCAATCTTGTAAGACCCATTCGCATATCGGTTCTTGATGCTCCATTTCTCATTTTCAGAAATAGATATCGATTCCCCTTCTGCCAAGCTGCTCATGACGGAAAGAAGGAATTCATTGTCCATGGTGCCGGTATTGATGTTCTCCTTTTCAAAAAATACGGGAACATTGATCTCCTGAAGTTTACGTACAAGTTCAAGACAATCTGTCGTGTTCCTGGCAAAACGGCTCAATGACTTAGTGACGATGTAATCAATCTTGCCTGCTTCACAGTCTTTGATCATCTGTTGAAGAGCGAGCCGTTTATCTGTCTTTGTACCAGTGATACCTTCATCATAGTAAAGACCAGCGAACTCCCAGTCAGGATTTGAGTTGATATGCTGACGGTAATGGCTCTTCTGTGTTTCAAGGCTGACCAATTGCTCTTCTGCATCTGTGGAGACACGGCAATATGCAGCAACACGGATCTTTTTCTTCTGTGGAAGCACAGCAGTAGCTTCTATCCTCTTAACTGTCTTCATATCCTCATCTCCTTTCAGTATGTGTATGTTCCCGTAATAGTTCAGATATAGCAAGGCCTATATCAATAAATAGATGCCAATAATGGCTTAAATACTAGACGATTCTCTGCCATGATCCATCTGTATTCCACATCATTGATCATGCACATTGAGAACATCATCTTCGCCCGTTTTTCAGCCATGAGATATTCCAGTTCATTCATCAGTTGCTCTTCAGTAAGCAGATGTTCTGGAATGATGACTTCAAAAGCAGGCACCTTGATTTCATGTACTTGCATGCTCTACCCTCCTCCATAGTTCTCATGCACACACGATCTAGTGCATGATTGCATCTGCATACTCCCGTCAATTTTTTTACATAGCAAGTCCAGATCAGAGTATTGATGCAAGGAGTGGAGAAAACACTTCTTTGTTCTCTTCCATGATCGATGCATACTCCTCTTTAGTGATGACCCTTTTTTTTAGCATCTTCTCTGCCATCTTCTGTGCTCGCATATAATTCAGCTCTTTAATAAGTTGCTCTTTGGTAAGGTCATGCTCTGGCCGTATGACCTCTGGCTGCGGTGTGTCAATCTTTGTCACTTGCATATTCTCGTTCTCCTTGTGAGGAAACATATCCATTCCTCTATTCCATGCCGTGAAAATCAACCCCCTTCACTGACCACAAAAAAAGGCAGCCAAGTCACGAATGACTCAGTTGCCTCATTTATCTTCTGGTTCCAGTGGTTTTGTTTTAAGTGCTTCATAGATACGTGATCCAGTACCATTGCCATCTAAAGCATGGTATGCCTCGTATACTCGATCAATCTCTTTCCAGGTCTGCGTCGGCAAGGTAGGTGCATCCTTGTATTCCGCATAGAAATCGAACAGTTTGCTATGGAGCAGACAACGGACACCATCTTTAATGGCATCCGCTTCTGTTGAACTCTTGTCCTGGCTCTCCTTGTACTTTTTTGTAAGGGAGCGGAGATCCGCAATCAGCCATCCGGCTAGTCCTGACAGGATGGCGGTAAAGAAAGGATTGAACCAGCTCATTCTGGTTTGTTCTCTTTCCAGTTGATCAGTCGGCTATAAAGCTCATAAAAGTAATTTGTTCCGCGGCTGATGGAGATTGCTGTCAGGCAGATTCCAACCCACGGATATCTTTCATTGATTTCCAGAACTGTGAAGAGATTCAGCTTCAAGTCAATGACCAGCAAGAAGCTCAGTCCAAGTGAGACAAGAATCTGCCACTGGAATTTCTTGTCCACAATGAATGTCTGGCTCCAAGAGATGAGACCTTCGATGGCAATAGCTGCCACCATGTAAGACTGTAATGTATCGGCCATAATTTCTTTTCCTCCTTATTTGACGCGGATTGACTGACCTGGATAGATCAGATTCGCGTTCTCGATTCCATTGATACTCTGCAACTTCTGCCAAGTCGTGCCATAGGATGCCGCAATTCCGGACAATGTATCTCCAGACTGCACAGTGTAGTACTCGGCAACTGGTGCAGAAGAACCCATGATGCAGTTGACCTTGTGCTGCACTTCTGCAGCATCATAGCCAAGAGTAGCTAACTTAGTCCATCTCTCTTCGCCATAGACACCAGCCCATCCATGAGAGCCTTCAGCAATGTACTGGGCAATCTCATCCTCTGTCGGCTTCGGTTCGACAATCGGTGCCGGATCTGCAGCAGAGTCAGGCAGCACAGGAGTCCCTGCAATACTGCCGTACTTGTTCCAGACCTCTGTGTCCCCATAGAACACATTGCAGTCCAGATTTCCACCATAGCCATCCAATCTGCCGACACTGGTCCACTGCCACATGCAATAGAATGGCCAATAAGAAACATCCGGTGTATTGCCAGCATTGGACATGTCATAGTTTGCATCCGGAACATAATCGAGATACTTTGCTACCCAGAGACCGTAGTCACCGTTTACGACTGGAGACCAGTCATAGGAATTTACGAACGATTCAGATATATAGATGACAGGTTTCACTCCTGTTAAGCGCTGTACTTCATTCAGCCAACGCAGTGCCCAGGCTACATCCCATTTGTTTTCTGCTTCCCAGTCAAGGACAGGCACGGCATGAGTAAAGTAGTTCTTTGTATTCTCAACAAAGAAGTTCGCTTCTGCCACTGCATCATTCATAGGACGTGCAAAGTGATAGAAACCGATTGGCTTATTCATTGTTAATGCTTTCTGGAAGAAGGCATCACAGCTTGGATTCACAT